ATTTGATATCTTCTTCAAACAGTTCTGTGCATCTATCTTCTGTTATTTGTGTGCCTACAGGCTGATCAAACTCTGGCTCATCTTCTCTGCAAAGATGACCTATTCCAACAGTTTTCAGTTGCAAATGATCAAGATACACCTCGAGCTTTACAGATTCATCAATGATGAGTTGCTGTCTTAGTTTTTCCATGTCCATGATTTTACCTGTTACGCAACCTATCAGCCAACATTTGCCTAATGTCATCTGCTGTCATAGCACCTGCAACTGGTGCTGCTGCCATACCTCCTTGTTGAATACCACTGCCAAGTAAGCTTCTTGTTACAGGTAATACTGGTTGTGAGTATGCTAGTCCTCCTGCAAATACAGGTGGTAAAGATGAACTAAGAACACCTGGAGAAGCATATTCACCCAATGAGCCAATAGCAGAAGATGCCAATATTCTCTGTGATGTACCACTGTCAGGAACTGTATTGCCTATAACATCCTGTGCTTGTTGTGCCAAACCTTGCATCCTAGCTTCACCTTTAGAAAACTTAGATTGTCTTTTAGTTATGTCACTTTTTGCAGAAGCCTGTAGCAAATCACCAGGTGTGAAGTCACCATCTAATTTTCTTCTAATAGATGCGTTTCTCACAATCTCAAAAAGACCATAAGCCTGATCTAACTCAGCTAATTCTTTTGCCAGTTTTGGTGTTTCCATTTGTAACTGTTGGCTGATTGTCAAACGTATATCATCAAAGGCATCTGCTTTTCTCAATGCTTCTTCTGTGCCTTCCCTACGCAATCTTGTAATAATACGTCTAAGTTCTGTCTGTGCAGTCTTGATAGTTTTACCATCTAAAGCTGCTGTAACAGGAGCAGGTTTAATTTTGTTAATAATTACTTTGTTTATTCTTTTTGTAATGCCTTCTCTGATATCATCATCAACACCATTTAAAACATTTGCTATTGCACCACTAAAGGTTTCTGAGTCTTTAATTGAAAGCTTTGGAAGTAAGGTATTATATTTTTTTTCCAAAGTATCTTGTCCAAAAGCAATCAACTCTCTGCCAGAAATATTTTTAGGAACAACAACATTTATACCTTCTAATGCTTCTTGTACTGCTGTTCTGTTAAAACCTTCCTGTGCATTTTTCTGTGCCGCTGTGATTGCATCACCTAAAAAAAATACATTTTTGCCTGTAGCTTCTTCTAGTCTTGATAATGTTGTACCACCTAATGTTGAACCTTTAACAGCCTGACCAGGTGTTACTGGTACACCTTTTTGAATAAGTTCTCTTGCTTCGTCTGTTATTTTTGGTGCTAATCCACCGACTGCTCCACCTAATACAGCACTTGTTGCACCAGATATTGCAGTATTTGGATTAGTCAATCTTTCTCCTAAACCACCTTCAGCAGTTCCAACTCCATACACTAAGCCCTCTGCACCTGCTAGACCTGCACCTTTGGCAATGTTGGCTAATCTTGCTGTATTTGCTACTGATGCTGTTTGTCCTGCACCTGGAATAAACTGTGCAGCTATGGTAGGAAGTATTGCACCTGCGATCTCTGTTCCTATAGCACTTGCAGGGTTTCTTTTTCTAAAGTCTGATATTTGATTTCTAACATCTTTTACAATATCTGAGTAAGACTTGTTTCTATCAAAAGCTGATCTAACAACTGCTTCTATTTCGTCACCAAATCCAAGTGTTAAACCTTGACCTGCTGCTCTTGCAAAATCTGTTACAACGTCACCAGTTGTTCTTACAGATGTATAATTTTTAGATTCTGTTGGTAATGGCATTTATCCCTCGTAAAAGTCAAAAATTCCTAATTTTCCATTGAAATACAGATCACCTTTTTTTAGTTCTCCTTTTTCAACAGCATCATCAAATTGATTATCAGTGTTGTAAACCTTAAATGCAGGAGGTACTGTTTCGTCAATAAAATCAGCAACCTCTAATAAACTTTTATTTTGACGTGCATATTTTTCCATTTCTTTAAAAATCTTTTTCTTTCTTTCAACTAACGCTTGAAAACCTTTTATTAAAATTAAGTTTGCTTCTGAAGTATTTGCAAGATTAGCTGTTGCCTGACTAAATAATCTTGCTTCAAAATCTGATGTTGCACCTGAGCCTGGTACTCTCTGTCTTGGAATAAGATAATTAAATGATGTTCTTAAAACTTCTTGATTAGTTAAATTCTGTACTTGCTCATCATTTAGAACACCAAGTTGTTTTAAAGCACCTCTGAGTCCAATAGTTACTTCTGTAAATGGGCCAGTTTCAGTGCCACCTTCTAACAAACTTTCAGCGATATCTAATCTGTTTTCTAATTCTGCGTCTTGGAAAAATTGTTCTCTTAATTTGCCAAGTTGTGCTACTGCCTGTTTTGCTGCCTCTTTTTCAAACTCAGTTTCTGCTTCTTGATTTATATTAATATTTGTTCCTGATGTTTGTCTTGTATAAGATTTACCACTTGCTAGTGCAGTTTTAATTTGCTCTGAATTTACATCACCTGTAACAACATCATTAGGATCATCTTTATTTATAAGAGTTATAATATTAGGTTTAGGTGGTGCAACTGGTCTTGGGGTTGTTTGCTGTCCGCTTGGTTTAAATGTAACATTGCCAAAAGCATCTGTTTCTCTTACTCCGAATACACTGCCTTGAGGTGTTTGTTGTATTGCAAATTCACTTGTAGGTGCTAATTGTTTTTGCAAATTAAGTTGTTGTGCCTGTTGCAAACTTTGTGCAGTTGCAGGGCCTGTAAACATACTTTGCAAGTTAGGTGGTAGTGTTGCTGTTATAGCATCCTGTTGTGCTTGTAGATTAGATTGTCTAGTTGTCTCCTGCCCTTCTAATCTATCTAATGCCCTCTTCTGTAGCATTGCACCAACAAGACTCTGTGACAGCCTTCCTATACCTTCTAATGGTGTTCTTACTGGCCCACCTCTCATGCCTTGTTGCATTAAGGTATTAGCAAGTGTGTTTCTTGGGTCTAGCTGAAAAGCACGATTAAGGTCTTGAAACCTAAATGATGGCCCTTGACCCTGTGCCATAGGTTGTGCCATTGGCTGTTGAGGTTGTGCTAGTTGTTGTACATTGACAGAAGGTTGCATCTGATTTGCATTTTGTATTGCAGTCAATAAATTAGCCATACCACTTCTCTGAGCAGGGCCTGTATTTGTGCGTAAACCTAAATTAAATTGTGGATTGTTTTGTTGGTCAAATGTTAATGATGTTGTCATCCTTTACCTCGATATAAATGCAGAGCCGAGTGACCCTGCTAGATCAAATAAACCACCCAAGCCAGAGCCATAATTAGCCATCTGCTGATTAAATGCATTGTTTGCACCACTCATTGCCAACTGGTTTGCACCTAATGTATTGACTGCACTTGGAGCAAAGAATGTTGGTTGCACTATTTGTGGGCCACCTAACAATGCTGCCAGTTCATTAAACTGTTGTCCTCTCAATCCAATACGTTCATTAAGCTGTGCCTGTCTTGCCATGTTGCTTAAATCATTTGCTCTCAACTGATCAGCTATAGCCTGATTTCTTGCCTGCAATGTCATACCAAATGTTCTTGAAGCTTCTGCACCTCCTGCAACATCGGCTGCCTGTGCGAGCCTTTGTGTCTGTTCTGACTGTTGTGTATCTAATCGGTTTGTTGCCTGGTTATATGCCTCTGATCCAATCGGTATTCCACGATTAGCAAGGTTCTGTGCAAGCTCTTCTCTCTGTCTTGTGAACTCTGGCTGTAGCAATCCCAACTGTCTGTCAAAAACAGATTGCGTTACCTGCTTTCTGGTATCTTCAAAGTCAGTTGGTAATGCAGGAAGATTGGTTGCATCCTGAAACTGAAACTCTGGTAAATTAGCGGTAAAATCAAATGGTGTCTGTGCAGCTAATTGATCAAATTGCTGTCCTGCTTCAGTAGCCAAACCTATTCCTAAATTTTCCTGTAATGATCTTAAATCACTTTGGAATGGTGTTTCCTGTGTAAATGCAGCAGCACCATCAGGACTTTGTACAAACTGTCCTTGATTTCCTACACTTCCAAACAGCAGATTACCATAAGGCGTAAACTGTGTAATTCTATTTGCAGCAGCATCCTGTTGTATCAAAGCATTTGGATCAGGCACTGGCGGTGCTGATGGTCTTGACTTTCCCATAATTATTTCCCTTTATTTTCAACCATTTACATTCTTTTCTTAACATACCAAGTAAAACAGCATCATCTGGTGGAAACATCTTTCTCAATGTTCCTTCCTTCTGAAAGCCTAGCTTTTCTGCTAACTTGATAGATTGTTTGTTACCATCTTTGACAGTAACCAA